AGTCGACTTCCACCCGCGAAAGGCGGTGGAGTTCAAGTCGGCGTCCTGATAGTCGAGCTTCTTACCGTTAGACAAAAACGATAAGAGCCAACGCAGGATAGTACTATCGCCTGTACGTCGAAAGGTTAGGTACTCCGAGAACACTGGAGTATTCTTTAACCGATCGTCGAAGGGACCCATCTGTGGGCCCCCACCGCTAGATGACAGATTTCTAAGAATGTCATCTGCGATGCTGGCGTGCCAAAGAATGGAATCGCGTATGGGCCTCTTAAGGAGGTCACGCGCGAAACGGCGGAAAACATGCCGTGGTTTACCATTCTTCGGATCAGCACTATGGAGGGGACTATCTGCAAGTAGGCATACCCATGCGACTATGAAGTGTGTTACGACTTCACAGCTTTCTACATTGGATACACCTAGCTTTTGCACTTGCTCGCTATCGAGGTGAACTGATAGCTTGCCGTCGCGGGATGTTATAGTCCGCGAGTAGTGCATGGTGGATTAATGCCTAGGCGGTCAGCGCATTAACTGCGTCAACTGCTAAAGCATTGAGCATTTCCGGGTTCGGAACCCCATCCGTGCTCGTATTCAAGAGAAGGCTCCAGAGGCTCGTCAGAACGATAATCAAATCGCTGCGTGCCTGGATACGCGGGGTCGGAAGCGTGAAACTCATATACGCATCCGCCTCTCGGTCGATCAGTTCAGTGCCATCGATGGACTCCCGCTGCGCAAAACGCAGACGATAGGAGTAATTCCAGCGAAGCGGCTTCGGAGCGATCTTCTTACGAGGATCACCCTTGGTCGCAGGCAGTTCCACGACATTGATGTCGAGGTACGTGTCTGGCATAGAAGGATCAGCCGAATTCCATTTGAAATTCTCCGTTCCGTCAGGTGCCGTACCAACATGGATGAAGTTCGCCTTGTTGAGTACGTTCATCTTGAACGAAACGTCGGTTCCTTCTGGAAGCGTGTAAAGAAAAGTCGAAGCCATGATGACCACCTTTCGTGGTTAAGGGATACGTCACATATTGTGACGTGGACGAGTAGCGCCACAACACTTAACGTGTTGCGACTGCAAAAAGCAGGCTACTAGCGGTCCCAACAGGGGCGCCAGGAGCTTTCCTAAAATCGAAGATGCTGTCACCCAATTCAGGATAGACAGTAGACACCTCTCTCGAATAATAACGGAGCGCTAGACTCGTTCCCGACAAGGGAACCAAATCATGGCCGTACCATCCAAGAGATTCACTGGCGTCGACTTCTAAACTAATCGAATAACAGGCGTGGTTGAGAGTTAGGAATGACAGCTGAAAGCTGTCTTCAACATCCCTAATTCTCTGACCGATGTTGGTGAACCAATCCAGCACAAAGCTGAAGGGTAGCACCTCCCATAGGCCTGAGATCGGTGGAAACAACCCGATCGTTTGAAGTCCAATCCAGCCAGCCAAAAGATCTGACGTCCCGAATTGAACCCTCATCTTGGCACGTGCGAGCAATCGCGCGGGGCCAATGTTAAAACCAGGAATACCTTCTGGAAGTTCAAGTTCGAACTTACCATAAAGCGTCCTGGTCCCGAGAGTACCTGCGGAATGCAGGCGCTCCACTATCTTGGAACCCTCCTCGAGGAACTCAGTTGCTGAGTCCGACAGTGGTCCCCAGCCGAATTTAAGCATGAGATCTGCATCAGCATATAGCTTAGCAAGATCCCAAGCACCGTCAGCGTATCTGCCGAACTTAAGATGCATGATAGCATCATTAAGTCGACGTGCTACACTAACGACGTCTGCACCGGTTAAAACCGATCGCAGTTGCCCTAATTCAGCTAAGGTTTCAAGATGATTAGTCTTGACCAGTTCGAGGAAGTCCCTCACGGCATCAGATGCCGCATACGCGAGTGCAGGACGTATATTGACCCACATGTGGCCGTCAATGTAATCCCGAAACGCTGCTGATAAGGCAGACGCCTCGTAGCCCTTTGAGGGGCTATCGAACGTTATGCGCTTGAGATAGTTCAACTTAGCTTGTAAGCCAAGTTTCTCAAGAGCACTAGTACGAAGATGTACAGATGTGGCCGGTAGATCTCTATACCCGGCAATATCACGGTCCCTAATCGCTGCGAACCCGTAAACGGGTAGCCAATCATACTTAAACGAGGATAGCGTTCCCAGGTTAACCCAGAAGGGTGATCCCATGGTAACGCATCCCCCCGTAAAGGAAATTGGCTCTCTCTCACAAATTACTAACGGACTCGAAAGCTCGAAAATCGGGCTTGTCGAGGAGCTGAGATTCGTGGTTTTGTACTGGATTATGGTGTAAGACAGGCGATACTCTGCCTGTATCCACTTGCATCCTGGGTACTTACCTTGATTCCAACCCTTCCGTCGTACGTTGTAAGAGAACTCTGTCGCGGACCAACCTTTGTCTTGGGGATAGTGTTCCCAAGTAAAGTTGGAGACTGTGACAATGGTCCAGCGGTTATCAGGAACGGTAGTATAGCTATAACCGTCGCCAGCGCATAAATCGCTAAGCCCTTCAAGTGTACCGAAAAAGTCGGTAGCTCGAGGGCCAAGGGAAAGCGCTGGATTGACTTGGCTGAACACACTTGCACCATGCAACTGACCTTTAGGGTGAAGAAAACCCGCGAAGGTAGGAACGGAAATACCATGCCGATGTACTGATGTACTCGGGTAGATATTGCTGTTCCAATCAGTCGCACGATCGACTTGAGCCATCCCGCGTACGGAGCTGTGAAGAATTGCATTTTCACCACTCCTACGGACGCGATCCGTCATGTCTTTTAGGTACTTACCGCCCAAAGAAGCGCGGAGACCTACGGCAAAATTACTGCCACCAACACGACGTATATCGCGACTCTGGCTATAAGCCGGCCGGATAGGCTTTGTACCACGCATACTTACGGCAGACACCGATCGGGGATAAGTTGATTCTCCGATAATGTCTACGCCTTCGGGCGTTACGACTAATACATTACTAAGGATTTCCCTTACGGGATCCGAAGGTGTATCAGCTAGTGAAGCCAAGTCACCCTCAGTTATGAGGACTCCGAGACGACACTCCGTATTACCACTTGGGACGTTTGCAATAAGTGATCGCATGGCATTAGCCTCCTGCTCGCGCATCAGAAGCACGGTGTGTGACCAGATTAGTTCCTGGCGGGCTCCCCTTTCTTGGGG